CTTCCTACAGCACAGGCTGCGGCTCCTATTAGGATTTTACCTAATGAGGGAGCCGTAAAGGAAGATGAACATCCGAAATGGGGAATTTCAGGTATGCGTGAAAAGGAGAAGGCTTTCAAGATTGAAAGTGATGTTCATCATGATGTCCGTACTATGACACTTGATCACATGTTTAATAGTCTCAGGAGGAGACAATTTAACTTACATATTGACGTTGGAGATGCTTTTACTTTTTGTAATTGTGTTCCAATGAAAGCTAATGTTATGCTAATTCCTAATCACGTAGTGCCAAAGAAAACAAGTAGTGCAAGGTTAAGTAAACCAGGCGCTCCGCATAAGGAAGTTTATATTCAGCCTGAGTCTGTATATAGAATTCCTGATACTGATTTTGCACTTTGGTATTTGCCCGAATTGGGTGATCAGAAAGATATTACTAATTATCTTCCTAAATTTATTCCACGAGGAAAATGTTTTGAATCATTTCTAATGTACAATAATAATGGTACAATTGAGAGATATGACAAAATGTTAGGATATAGATCTATTTCTAGATCGACGGAAGGAGGTAGTTTTGAGTCTGTCATTTATTCATTTCCAGGGCAAACTTTTAAAGGTTTGTGTATGGCTACTTTAATTTCAACTGAATTGGGATCTATTCCATTTATTGGTGGATTTCACTTGGCTGGAAGTGGCAGTGCTGGAGCTGCGGGTTTCTTAACTAAGGAACAAGTGGAATCCGGTATTACCGAGTTGAATAAGAAAGCAGGAATTATGATTTCTCATAGTGCTACTCCTTTTCAAACTACTCTTTTAGGAGTTAATGTGGGACCTTTATTGGAACCACATGAGAAGGCGGTTGTACATCAGCTTAAACCCGAAGCAAAATGTACTGTTTTTGGTCAACACAATCAGCCAAGAAGTACGCCTTCATCTAGAGTTGTAACAAGTATGATTTCAAGTGCTGTAACAAAGTATTTAGATTTACCAAAAATACATAGTCAACCTTGTGAGATGAAAGATGATAGGCATAAATTAGTTGATATTGAGGGAAAAACCGATACAGCATACAAATTCCAATTAGATTCCTTTAATAAGGCATATGATGATTATTCAGATCAAATTATGAATGGTCTTAATGATAAACATTATGCGAAAATCGGAAAATTGAGTGTTGATGCCATTTTAGCTGGATATGATGGTGTAAAAGGTATCAATTCTATGGAATTTAGTACTGCAGCTGGTTTTCCTTTAAAAGGAACTAAAAGGCAGTTTGTTGAGGAATCTCAACGTTTCGTTGAAGGAATTTCTTGTCCGCGTGATGTAGATGAAGAAATTCTTGATGAAATGAAACGTCTTGAGAAGGAATTGAGTGAAGGGAAAAGGGTGAATACTGTCTTTAAGGCTTCACTTAAGGATGAACCCGTAAAAACTACGAAGAAGAAAGTTCGTGTTTTTGCTGGTTCAAATATGCCATTTACCATGTTAGTGCGTAAATATTATCTGACTCTTTCTGCTTTAATGCAAGATGAGAAAGAATTATTTGAATGCGCTTGTGGTGTAAATGTATATTCTCCTGAATGGGATGCTCTTATGAAACATGTTTTTAAGCATGGCAAGGAGCGTATAATTGCTGGAGATTATAAAGCATTTGATGGCAGAATGTCGCCAAGATTTATGTTGGCTGCATTCAAAATTCTTATTGAAATTGCTATTAAGTCTGGAAATTATGATGATGAAGATATTGCTGTAATGAAAGGTATTGCAGCTGAGATTACGAATCCAACTTATGACCATTTCGGTACTTTGATTCAATTCTTTGGATCAAATCCATCAGGACATCCTTTAACCGTCGTTATTAATTCGATAGTAAATTCTCTTTATATGAGATATTGCTATTACGAGATTGCAAAAGAGGAGAAATGGTGGAAAGTGCCAAAATTCAATAAGATTGTAGCATTGATGACCTATGGTGATGACAATGTAATGTCTGTTGCTAAAGGTTATGATGCTTTTAACCATACTCGAATTGCTAACACTTTGGCAAATGCTGGATTAGAATACACTATGGCAGATAAGGAATCTGAATCTGTGCCGTATATTACGGCTGCAGAAGCAGGCTTCTTAAAGCACAATGCTGTATATGATGAGGAATTAAAGCTTTATCGTGCAGTTATTGAGGAGAGTTCTATTCAGAAAACGTTACATACTCATTTGGAGAGTGATGTTTTGTCAGAGGAAATGCATTCTGCTAGTGCTATTACTGACGTGCTTGATAAATATTTCCATTTTGGAGAGGAAATTTATAATAAGCGCAAAAGTGAACTAGAAGAAGTTGCAAGAGAGTGTGGTTTGGTGGGCTATGTTGGTGAGCTTAAAACTTACGAAGAGCAAATGATTCGCTTTTGTGAGAAATATGCTTGGCCAATGCCCTCAAAATACCAGGCCTAGGTTGTAGGCCCGCGCTTGCAAGCGCGTAATAAATATGCCCTGCGTAGCTGCATGCAGGTTAAGTTGAAGACGCCAAATGAGGTAGTTACTTGCTTACTATAAGGAACTTCCTGCCTTTAGGTATGTAGAGAAAACTCATTTGATTGACCCTGCCAGTTGGGGTACCCCTATTTAGGGGAGGAGAGTTGAGACTCCAAAAAGAGAAGCTCTTTATGTGTGCACATGATGCGGTGTATGTATATATTCATTTAAATTGCATTAATAATTCTTTATTTATATATTTAGCGAAGATGGACGCTATATTCCATCAACTTCATAATAATTTTAATAATGATGATTACATTCAGTTTGTGTATGAATCTCAATCAGGAAATATTCGTATGGACACCACTATGGCGAATGATAATGTCACGAGTGAAATTGTTACTTTTGCCGATGAAGATGCTGGTTGGACGGTAGACGTTGGGACTTCGAGAGATGCCACCATGAATTTAGCTGATAATACTAGCTCAGATTCTTTGGGTAATTTCCTTAATAGGCCAGTTGCAGTTGCTCCTCTTAATTGGGTTGTTGGTGCTCCATTTATTTATACTTTTAATCCTTGGAGGTTATTCTGTATAGATCCTTTTGTTAAGGACAAGATTGATAATTTTGAACTTTTGCGCTGTAATTTGTGCGTTAAGTTCACTATCAATGGAACGCCTTTTCACTACGGCCGCTTGTTAGCATCTTATAATCCTTTACCTACATTTGATTATGTTACGATAGAACGTAACTTCATTGATCAGGATTTGATAGCGGCAAGTCAGAAGCCTCATATTTTTATGAATCCTACTAAATCTGAGGGAGGCACATTGAAATTGCCCTTTTTCTTTAGGGACAATTATATGTCTCTTACAGATAAGGATTATAATGATATGGGCGAGATTGTGATAAAGTCGTTTGATGTTCTTAAGCATTCAAATGCGGGCACTACTCCTGTTACTGTTAGGGCATATATTTGGGCTGAGGATGTGGTTTTGACTGTTCCTACAACTTTGGTTTCTCAATCTGGGAAGGCTAGGAAATTAGGTAGTGATGAATATGGCCAGGGTATTGTTTCCAAACCAGCTAGTGCTTTGGCTAAAGCTGCCGGTTTGCTTAAAAATACACCAGTCATTGGTCCTTATGTTAGAGCAACACAAATGGTGGCGAACGGAGTAGGTGATTTGGCCAAGCTTTTTGGTTATAGTCGTCCTCCTTTGTTGCAGAATGAAACTGTTGTTCAGCCATGTTATGCTGGTAACATGGCGAATGTGGATGCTCCAGAAAACATACTCAAATTGACATTGGATTCTAAGGCTGAAGTTACTATTGACCCTAGGGTTACTGGTCTAACGCCTCAGGATGAGATGAACATAATGAGTTTGTTAACTAAGGAGAGCTATTTGACATCTTTTACTTACAGTACTTCTAATTCCATTGATGATATGTTGTGGCAGTGTAGAGTTAATCCTTCATTGCATGGCATACTTCAAGATGAGATTCATCCAACTCCGATGGCCTACTTTATGAATTATTTTAAGTATTGGCAAGGATCTATTAAATTTAGATTTCAAGTGGTTAAGGCTGATCATCACCAGGGGCGTATCATGGTTCGATATGATCCGAATTCATTTGGGAGTTCCAATGTCAATTACAACATAAATTACAGTCGTGTAGTGGATATATCTGAAGAAGAAGATTTTGAGATTATTGTGGGATGGGGACAGAAGGAACCTTTCTTGACCGTGCC